GAAACAAGCAACGATTAAAAAAGAAAGAAAGGCAATCAAAGATGAGCAAAGATCAAAAGTTTAGATTTCACCTGTTGGGCATACCGCACACCATCACGCACAAAGACTACGTGGCGTGTGCTTACACTCAAAAGGTTCTGAAGTTCGCAAAGATGATGACACAAAGAGGTCATACAGTATTACATTACGGACACGCAGATTCAGATGTGGTTTGCACAGAACACGTGAGTGTGACAGACAATGCTGTGCTGACTCAAGCGTACGGCAATCACGATTGGCGTAAGCATCAGTGGAAACACAGCATATTTGACCACGCCAACGTCACTTTCAATCAACGAGCCATTCCAGAGATTGCCAAGCGAGCACAGAAGAATGACTTTTTGCTTTGCACCTGGGGCATTGGACATCAAAGCATTGCCAAGGCAGTGGAGAAACTGGGTGTGATACCTGTGGAGCCAGGAGTGGGTTATTCAACAGGCACATTCTCAGGTTTCAAGGCCTATGAGTCACACGCAATACGCAACGCCACTGAAGGTTTAAAAAATCCACAGCACTGGTATAGTTGGGTGATTCCCAATTACTTTGATCCAGATGATTTTGACTTTCAGAAAGAAAAAGATGATTACATTTTGTTCTTGGGCAGAGTCACAGAAATAAAAGGTATCACAACTTGTTTAAAAGCCACAGAGGCAGCAGGTTATGAATTGAAGATTGCAGGGCAAGGTGCGTTATCAGACCTTGGCTACACCAGCACACCACCCTGGGCACAAGAGTTAGGATATGCAGATACAGAAATGCGTAGAAAACTTATGAAGAACGCTCGTGCCTTGATCATTGCTACCACGTACCTGGAACCGTTTGGTGGTGTTGTGGTAGAAGCCTTGTTGAGTGGCACACCCATTATCACACCGCACTTTGGTGCGTTTGCAGAAATACAAAACGGCAAGACAGGATTCTTGTGTCACACCCTGCGTGAATACAAAGAGGCCATTGAACAAGCACACACCATAGATCCTCGTGATTGTCGTGATCGTGGAATGGATTATAGTTTGTCAGCAGTAGCACCGCAATTTGAAGCCTGGTTTGCGGCCATACTTGAATGTTATACAGGCGAAGGATGGGAACAATTATGAGTTTGGTAAATGGAGTAAAAAACTGCGAAGCCATTACAGATCTGCTGAATGGCATTATCAAGGACACAGGCAAGGCCATTGACATAGACAATCAAAAGATCTGGTCAGGCTTTTTGCATCAACGCGAAGTTGATAATGAGTTCTGGGAACAAACATTAGACGCAATGGAAATGCTGGTGCGTGAAGTGCCTCGCAAGTTCAAGCCTTTCAATCGCGAGGCTGTGTATAATGCCAGGGAAGCACTGAAAAGTTGTAGTCAAAATCATCCAAGATGTATGGACCAGAAAGACAACAAAGGCAAGACCTGGAAATTGATTATGACCGTACGCGAAGTGATCAATGCCATAAATGAAATAGAGATACCCAACAAATGAACACAACCAATTTTGATTATGCTACGATGGATGCTGAAGAGCGTCCTTTTGCTGCCAGACTGGCAGTATGGATTGTGCAACAACTGGATCGTCACGTGACAGATTTAGGTGCAGGCTCAGGTGTGTATGTAGAAGAACTACGCAAGTTAGGTGCAGAAGCATATGGCTATGATGTGAATCCTGCACAGCCAAGACCTGATCTTGTGCAGGTCAAATCAATGTTCAACATACAAGATCCTGCTCCTGTGGTGCTGTGCCTGGAAGTGGCAGAACACATACAAGAACACCTGGCACCTCTTGTGGTAGAAAGTTGTTGGATCAACTGCTTGCCTGGCGGCTATGTGGTTTGGTCCGCCGCACAACCTGGACAAGACGGTGTGGGACACATCAACTGCCGCTATCCAGAATACTGGGCCAGTCTTGCAAGAGAACAGGGCTTTGTGCTTCGCAAAGATCTGGAAGCAGGCTTACACGCTTATATCACTTCAGGATATCATATGGGCTGGTTTGCAAACAATCGTCAAGTATGGCAGCGTCCGCTCCCAAAGTTCCAACTCTCTTGATTGATGCCGCTGTGTTGATTATGGATCCACGTTGGCAAGATTACTATCAGCACCACGTGATACCGCACGATGTGCGAGCCCTGCAACAAGATCAACTGCCTGCAATCAAGAGAGATGCTTTTTGGTTTATGCGGTGGGAACTGGATCCAGAAGCCAGCGTGTTATGGGCTCTAACACATTAAAAGGAAACATAATGAAATTACCAAACGAACGATTACCCAGAACAAAAGAACAAATAGCAGGTGGCATCATCTATGCCGCAGGATACCTGTTGGCAGCCGCAACCTTTGTTAAATTTGCGTGGTGGGTGTGGATGCAACCTTGGTAGCACCTGAACGACTAAAGGCCGCGGCTGTTCGTGCGTACAGAGAACTGGAACTGGCGGCTCAAGGTGGGCTGTGTGCTTTGTGTAGTGAGCCCATAGAAACAGGCAAGGCTGTGCTGGATCACGATCACAAGTCAGGACGCATACGCGGTGTGCTACATCGTGGATGCAATGCATTAGAAGGCAACATCACAAATGCATTACCACGCAACTTGATCACACCAGAACGCCTCACAGCCATATTTGAGAACTGGGAACGCTACCACGCCCAACCAAAAGACCTACTGCATCCAAGTCATCGCACCGCGGATGAACGCAAAATCAGGGCAAAAAAGCGAGCAAAAGCCCGCAAAAAAAGGTAATACTTGAGTATTAGTTGCTAAAAAACAACAAAAAACCCTGGAGTTTGTAGGGTTATTTTTTACCGTTTGACCAATAAATGGTAAGATGCTATACTATGCACATAGACAGCAAAAAGCACATCGCAAAATGAGTTGTCTATACAGGAGAGACACTATGTCCAAGCAAGCACTTTCGTTTCACGAGTTCGCAACCAACAAAGCCCACAGCGGCAGGTTTGATGACGTCGCAGATGTTAAAAAGCATTACAATGATTGGCAATACGGTAGTTGGATTACCAGCACCTTGATTGAATATCGTCAGTATCTCACAGAGGCGTTTCCAGAAATGACCCTGCGTGAAGCCGCTGAACTCACAGCCAAGGAGCCAGCAAATGTCTAATCAAGTTGAACTTTATTACCTCAAGCAAGGCGAGATGATGTGGTATTTTGATGACATCAATCGCAAAGGCCTGATTGAAGAAGGTCTCAAACAACTGCACGAGTTTATGCAGACCAAACCTTCTCGCAAGGAGTTTGATCAGCATCCAGGCATCCAACGCCTTTTGCGTGAAGTGCCAGAGTGCCGTATGACGTATCAAAAACACATTCGCGAGAGTGTGGCGTTTGAATCACACAAACCATTGTTGTAAAAACACAACAGGGGCCGCGGCCCCTGTTTGACCAATAATACACAATCTGCTATACTAACAACTTATCAACAACGCTTTACAGGAGCACCTTATGTCAAACAAAGACATCGCACACGCTTACGCCAAACAGATGTTGGCAGCAACCAAAAAAGTTTGGATTAGTGATAACTTACCAACTCTGGGTCGCAAAGAACGCAGAGAGATACTGGACATCTACAAAAAGTATTTCAAAGTGGTTGAATACGATGCCGCAACTGGTATCTGTAAGTGCTGGGTAAATGACCCTGTGCCACTGGGCACCACTGATACATTTGGTCAGTTTGAATCGTTTAATGTGCCAACACAGCAACACGGTGCCGCAATCAAAGCCTCTACACTGGCCAGCATTGGTGCCAACTCTGGCAATCTGGTGCAGGCAGGCACGGTTATTACTAATCTTTAAGGAGCAGGCAAAATGAAAATCACTTACGTCAGAACTGGTGTTTTTGAAACTAACTTTGTGGATCAATGGGATCTTGAAATCTCGCCAGAAGAATTGGCACAGATAAAATCAGGACAGCATCCTGACTATGGTTCTGTTGAAGAATGGGTTGATGATAACTGGACAGGCAATGAGCCAGCCACTCGTTCAGAGACTGAACCAGGTGAAGTGTATGAAGGCACAACGCAGATCCTGGAGGTAGCATAATGAATATGCAAAATATTGTGGTATTAGGTGATCGCGAAACTTGGAGTTCTGTTCAAGATGCGTGTGTGCTGATCAATGCCAAGACCTGGAGTAGTGAATACGATCATAGTTCAGGCCGCAGAGTTAGCATTCAAGAACTGATTGACACCTGGAAAGCCAAACAACAAGAGGTAGCAGAATGATTGATTTTGATACAATGCGTGATTGTATTGCTGGCGACACTTACAGCCTGGACCGCAACAGCCTGGGCTTTGACACTTGCGGTATCTTTTGGAATGAGGATATGAGCGAGTGGATCATTATCCATCAGCACGAGGATGGCACACGCACAGCAGGTGATTGGGACAACTTGGAGCGTCATCTGCGATATGTGCCTGATCAAGAGATTGAGGCCTGGTATAACGAACACATTGCTGAACAAGAAGAGGTAGCAGAATGAAGCAAGTTGATTTAGGACCAGCAGGCATCACAGCCAACATAGAGCATTACCAAGCCCTGGTTGTGCAAAAACAAAATGAACTACGCCAAGCAGAAGACGAACTGATCTTCTGGACACTCGTACAAAAGGAACACCGTGCCCAAGAAGTTTTTTTATAAGACACCCAAGGGTGAGTTTGCCAGTGCCGCTCAAGCAGGTGCCGCACACAAATGCGACAAGAGCACCATAATCAACAGGTGTGAAACTGATCTAAAAAACTATCAGCAGATCCCTGTGCCACCCAAACCACCCAAGCCCGCCTGTTGGAGCACCACAGCCAGAACAACTTGGCCGCTGACTTGGACACAATACAAGGGCTTGAGTTTTGAAGTCAAAGATGAGATCTGGCTCAACTGGTGTGCAATCAATCAGAAGAATCCTGACTTGGATGAGAGCGTGGATGAGTTTTTTGACCTAATGGACAACACACAAGAGGTAGCAGATGATCAAGAACAAGTTGTTTGATCGCTTGAGATTGCAGGCTTGCTTGCGAAACATTATCACAGACTGGCCAGAAGATGGCTATGAAATCATTCAACAAGCATTGGAACGGGAAATACATTATGATGATTATTGCAAGGCTCAGCGTGATCAGCATCGTGTGCTTGATAACAGCGTGTGCCGCACCCAACCCAGCAGGTAATCCTTGCCACCAAGCACTCAAGTGCATCACGCAGAATGGGCACACAGAATACCGTGATCCTTCTGCCACAACAGAATACGGTGGTTCAGGCTCTGGTGTTCGCTATCAAGCACCACACGCTCTGACCATATACAACACGCAAGGACGACGAGTTGGCACTATTAGATAACGCACACATACGCCAAAGTCGCGAGGTATTCAGAGAATACAAGCCAGGCAGTTTCAGTGCAAGAATGCAAGATGTGTTGCCCGCCACGCAGGACATACCTTGTGTGGAAGTGCAAATACCAGAACGCGACTGGCGACAGATAGAACAAATCATTCTGGCACACGAACGTGCCATCAAGAACCCAGCCGTGCAAGATGCCTGGGACCAATACGTTATGCTTTCGCACTTGACCAAAACATACGAGGATCTCAAAAATAGGTAAATAATCTTACGCCCATTGAGGCGGTAAAGGATTACTCTACCTATGTCAAACGAGGCAGGCATTGATCAGCCAAAAGATCAAGATGACGGCAGCACCGTCCCAGACGTTCCAAACTTAGCAACCCCCAAGCAAACCCTCTTGACTGATTGTGCAGAATATGTGCATAATCGCAAGCCAGGCCGTAAAAAAGGTGTGGTTGAAACTGAAGGCAAAATAGTTGGTAGAAACCAAAAAGTTGTGCCTTCTGCTGATGTGTTTAAACTGGCCGCAATAGGTTGCAAGGACATTGAGATAGCAGAGTGGTTTGGCATTGATGGCAACACTCTTCGCTACAATTTCAGCGTAGAACTGCTAAAAGGTCGCGAGACGCTAAAGCAAAGCCTACGCAGAAAACAAATAGAAGTGGCAATGGGTGGTAATCCAACAATGCTTATCTTCCTGGGCAAAAACTTACTGGGACAGAGTGACAGCCCACTCTCAGTGCAAGAAGCACAAGTGTTGCCCTGGGAGGATGATTGATTGGCTCTAAGCACAGCACAGCAAACCATTGCCAATGACGCACATAGATTCAGAGTAGCAATCTGTGGTCGTCGCTTTGGAAAGACTTGGTTGGCAATGCGTGAGTTGGCCAAGTTTGCTCGCTTCCCTGATCGCAGATGCTGGTTCATTGCACCCACACGCGGGCAAGGCAAAGGCATTGTTTGGGATCATCTCAAAGGCCGTTTGCAAAATCTCAACTGGATCTCAAAAATCAACGAGTCAGAACTCACAATACACTTACGCAATGGATCTGAAATAGGCATACGTTCAGCAGATGCGTACGACCGTATGCGTGGATTTTCTGTAGATTTTTGCGTTTTTGATGAGTTTGCTGATATGGATCCAGATGTATGGACAGCAGTCCGCCCCACTCTGAGTGACAAAAAAGGTCACGCACTATTCATTGGCACACCCAAGGGCACAGGCAACTGGTCAAAGGACATATTTGATATGAGTCTTGAACACGCTGATGACTGGGTAAGTTATCAATACACCACGCTGGATGGTGGGCGTGTGGCCGCTGATGAAGTTGCCGCAGCCAAGAGTGAGATGGATGAACGCACATTCCGTCAAGAATACGAGGCCACCTTTGAATCATTTGCAGGGCGTATCTACTACGCTTTTAGCCGTGACAATGTTGTGCCATTCAAGGTGGATAAACCTGACACAATCTACATTGGTATGGACTTTAACATTGACCCAATGAGTGCCACAATAGGTGTGCGTCTGGGCGAAACCCTGCACATTGTGGATGAGATCCGTATGTTCAGTTCAAACACACAAGAGATGATCTCTGAAATCAAGACACGTTATCCACAAACAAAAATACAAGTGTATCCTGACCCTGCCAGTCGCCAACGCAAGACTTCTGCAGGTGGATCAACTGACCTAAGTCTGCTACAAAACGCAGGCTTTGTTGTGAAAGCACCCTTGGCTCACGACGCTGTGCGTGATGGTATCAATGCTGTGAATAGTCGCTTGTGTGACGCAACGGGTGTTAGAAGACTACTGGTTGATCCAAAGTGTAAATACACTATTGAAAGTCTGGAACGCCACGCTTATAAAGAAGGCACATCTCAGCCAGACAAGGACTCAGGATATGACCATATGAGTGACGCATTGAGATATATGATCAACTACATTTGGCCCGTCAAGCGAGATGTTAAACCCCAGCCGCAACAACGCTGGTCACATAGGATACAATAATGGCCAATCAAGTACTATTAGACGCTTACGCTTACATAGGCACAACCAATTACGAATTTCAACGCAACAAGGATCGCTGGCAGTTCTTGCTGGATAGTTATCTGGGTGGTGACGAATACCGCAGAGGCTTTCACCTGGTGCGATACACATTAGAAACAGATGGTGAATACCAGGCCCGCTTGCGTTCAACACCATTAGACAATCATTGTCGCTCAGTGATCTCAGTTTATATCTCATTCTTGTTCCGTGACAACCCTGAGCGGGAGTTTGCTGGATTAGAAACTGATCCAGCCTTGGCGGACTTCTTGTCTGATGCTGACTTGGATGGACGCAGTTTCAATGCGTTTATGAAAGAGACTGCAATCTGGGCCAGTGTGTTTGGACACGCCTGGGTGTTGATGACCAAGCCCTCTATAGAAGCAGAAACATTAGCAGACCAATTGGCACAAGGTGTTCGTCCATATGTGAATCTCTTGACACCCCTCGTGGTCACTGACTGGCGTTGGGAACGCTTGCCCAATGGTCGCTACCAGTTGGCCTATTTCAAATACATTGAAGACGTGAATGATTCAGTGATCACCATCCGTGAATGGACCACGGACACTATCCGCACATATGAAGCCACAGACAAAACACGTTCAGCCAACTTGGTAAAAGAAGAAGTCAATGAACTGGGCAAGATACCTGCTGTGCTGGTGTATAACGAACGCAGTCAGGTGCGTGGCCTGGGCATCAGTGATATCTCTGACATTGCTGATCAACAGCGAGCCATCTACAATGAACTCTCTGAAGTAGAACAAAGTGTGCGTCTGGAAGGACATCCAAGTTTAGTAGCCACACCCTCAACACAGATAGGTGCAGGAGCAGGTGCTCTAATCCTTATGGAAGAGAATCTTGATCCAGGCCTGCGTCCCTTTATGCTCAACGCTGACGCAACTCCTATCAATATGATCTACGAATCAATCAACAACCGTGTGAAAATGATTGACCGTATGGCCAACACAGGAAGTGTTCGTGCCACAGAAGTTGCCACCTTGAGTGGCATTGCTATGGAAACAGAATTCCAATTGCTCAATGCCAAACTATCAGAGAAAGCAGACAATCTTGAATTGGCTGAAGAACAAATCTGGGACCTGTACGCAGAGTATCAGGGCACAGCCTGGACAGGTGAAGTAGAGTATCCAGGCAGTTTCAACATTCGTGACACAGGTCGTGAAGTAGAGCAATTGGTCACTGCCAAATCAGCCGCAACTGACCCTGTGATGTTGAGAGTGATTGATGAACATCTACTGGAACTGATGGATGAAGAATACACACGCTTGCCGTTCATTGATCCCAATCCACAAACTGGCAGAACATACCCTGACGGTGAAGCAATCCCTGCATCATTGCCAGCCGCGTACCAATTGGCCACCAACCCAGATGTGCCACCTGGTCAGAACTGCGGCAACTGCGAATACTACAAGCCTGGTGAATTGTATTGCACCAAGTTTGATGCACCTGTTCGTGCTGTGTTCTGGTGTGCCAAGTGGGAAAGTTATGAAGAAGATTCCAGCGTGATGACTGCTGAGATCAAAGCAGACATTCAGCAAATGATAATGACAGGTATGACCAATGCTGACATCATCACAGCATTGCCAGGCATCACGGTAGAAGACATTGTGACAGCGGCTGCTGACGCCGCAAGAAACAACAACTAAGGAGTTCTTATGAGAGCATTACCAGCAAGAGGGTCCAGGACTGAAAAGAACAAGAAGCGACCCAAACCACCCAAACCACCAGGAAGAGGATATTGATATGAAAGACAGCAAACGAGTCATTAGAGGTTTTACAGAAACTTCAATCAACAAGAACATCAGCAGCCTTATGAAAGCGTATCCCACGCAGTCACGAGCAAGAGACACAGCCGTTGCGTTGAACATTGCAGAAGACCAAGCCATCAAGGCCAATAGGCCAGCACTGGTTCGCAAACTCAGCAAGTAAAGGTCGCAAGGCCAAACACAAACGGTAAATAACATTACCACAACTACGAAAGGTAGGTAGAGATTACAATGAACTCTGAATCATTGGCAGCAACAGGAGCAACTGACGCTCCAGCCCCTCAAACAAGTCAGGAATCCGCAGGGAACACTCAGCGAACATACTCTCAACAGGAGTTTGACGATGCAATGGCCAAGATGAAGGCATCAGTTCAGAAGAAGGTTGCAAAGCCTTACGAAGACCTGGGCGACATTGAGGAACTACGCACAATCAAATCAAGTTGGGAACAGAAACAACAAGAAGAACAAGTTAAACGTGGAGAGTTTGAAAAGATTCTACAGGACTTGGCTTCCAAGAAAGACGCTGAAATACTCAAGCGGGACCGTGTGATACAGGAATACAAAGTAGATGCACCGCTACTCAGCACAGCAAGCAGACTGCGTTCTGTCAATCCAGAACAAGTTAAATCGCTGTTGAAGAGTCAAGTTAGAATGAATGCTGAAGGTGAAGTTGAAGTCATTGACTCAACTGGTTCAGTTCGTTATAACGACAAAGGACAAGCGTGGGGCGTGGAAGATCTTGTGCAAGACTTTCTAAGTGCCAATCCACACTTTGTGGCAGCAACGCCAGCAACTACTAATGGACGCTCCAACATATCAAACGGCTCACCTCAAAAGGTGGATATAGCAAAACTGGATCTTAAAAATCCAGAACACCGTAAGGTCTATGCGGAATATCGCAAGACTGCTGGTTTAGCCTAATTCAAGGAGAATATTAAATGGCTGGTTCAACAACTACAACTCTAAACGATCTCTTACCAGAGATCATCCAAGAAGCAATGTTCGTCGCAAGCGAGCGTTCCATTATGCGTGGCTTGGTAAAAAACTACACCCTGGCCGCTGGTCAAGGTAAAAACGTAAATGTGCCAATTTACCCACTGCAGACAGCAGCCGCTGTGACAGAAGGTGATGAAGTGCCTAACACAGCAGTTAGCACCAACACAGCACAACTAACTGTGAGCACCGTTGCTATCCGCACATTGCTGACTGACTTGGCTCGCACAAGTGCCGCTTCTAATGTTGTGGCTGACTTGGGCAAACTGTTTGGTGAAGCCGTTGCTCGCAAGATGGATTCAGACTTGACAGCATTGTTCGCAGGTTTTGCCGCAGGTTATGGCAACTACACAGCAGTTATCACACCCTCTGATATCTTCAAAGCAGTTGCTACACTCAAAGCCAATGCTGTTCCTTCAGAAGGAATGGTTTGCGTATTGCACCCAGAAATCGCGTATGACTTGAAGGCAGCATTGACCACAAGCGGTAATACTCCATTCGCATTGGGTGGTGTTTATGGTGATGTTGGCAATGAAGCAATGCGTATGGGCTATGTGGGTATGTTGGCTGGTATTCCAATCTATGAAACCAGCAACATCGCCGCAGTGACCAACCCTGGCGACTTCCCAGGTGCTGTGTTCCACCGCGACGCTCTGGGTCTTGGTATGATTGGCGATATCTCTATTGAGACACAACGCCGTGCTGCCTTCCTGGGTGACGACATTGTTTGCTCAGCATATTATGGCGTGGGTGAAATTCAAGACGGCTACGGTCGCCACTTGAAGTTTGACTCTTCATTGACCTAATAGGATACGAAGACTATGGCTTTCATTACTCAAGGCAGTACATTTTTCAGTTTTGCTGATTATGATGACGTTGTGGCAAAGGACAGTCGCCTGTTCAGTGCCAATGAAGGCTTGACTCAAGATGTTGTAGAAGATTCATTGATCCGCTCAACCACCAGGATCCTGGACGCATTTCGTTCAAGCACTTGGTGGAAGAGTTATTACATTCGTCAAAGCGGAAGTCTTGCGAATGTGGTAATAGGTCAATCAATTTCAGTTCCCGCGTTGGATCCGTTTCTGATTCAGGCAAGACAAGGTGATTTCACAGACCTCTGTGTATATCACACCCTGTCTGAATATCTGCTGGCAAAAGTGGCAGACTTTGGAAATCCTGATTCAGCGGAAAGACAAAAACTGGGATTCTACGACGACAAGTATCGCACACTTTTTGACGAACTAATAGTCGCTGGTGACTGGTATGATTTCAGTAATAATGGAACCATATTAGAATCAGAGATGTATCCGTTTGTCACTAACCTGGTGAGACGCAGATGAGACAAGCCATCATTGACGGCATTTCAGCATTGACCCTGGGCACATTCGCTGTGTCCAGCGAACTGCCTTGGACCGCATCAGGACAACCCTTGTATGAGAAAAACTTCAAGGTGTTCTATGTCAGTGAGCCAAACTCTAAGGAGAGCAATCTCTTGAATACATTGGATGCTGGGATCTTTGCTCGCAAAGTCACAACCATCAATGCGTATGTCTATATAGACGCAAAACTCAAGCCCTCAAACTATGATAGTCTTGTGTCAGGCGTAAGGAACGTGAAAGATACTACAGAAATAACTGGCGTTGTCAGTCGTGAATGTGATATCTCAACTTCTTTCCTGGCTGATGCAATGCTGACAGAATTTGAATTCCGTTTTACGGAAATGAAAATAAATTAAAGGAAAATCGCAATGGCTTATATCTATCCAGCCCCAGGCGTAGCCAATGTCCAAGCAACCCTTACTCTTACAGTAGCGGCTGCAACAGGACCTTTGGCAATGCCAGCACTTCAGGACATCACTATCAACAATAGTAATGATGTATTCACCTGGACTCAACTTGACTCTGGCTCTAAACAGCAAGTGGCAACCACAGCAACCAACAGTTTGGCAATGAATTGTGTTCTTGATGAAGAAACATTCTTTGGCACTACTGCTAATGCTGCCTCTACTACCAGTGCTGCCGCACAAGGTGTGTTCCAATTGAGCAAGAACAAAACCTTGGTTGGGTTCAGTCTCTATATGGGTGACACTTCCAGCGGTGCAACAGGACCAACCATCACAGGCAATGCTTACGTGACTGGCTTGGCACCCACTGTTAGTGCTGACTCACCTGTGTGGGTATCACCTGTCACATTGACTGTGACTGGCGATTACGGCGTCACGTTGTAATTGTTAGTATAGAAAGAACAGGGTCACAAGCCCTGTTCGTTCTTGATTTATAGATAAAAGACTTATGGATATTCTTGAAAACAAATCTGACCAGGCCATCCTGGAAAGTATCCTGGCTGAAATAGCCAAATCCACCAATGAAATACGCTGTGCCTCTGGAGACATTCAGAAAGCCAACGGCCGTATGACCTTTGCCATTGCGGCAATAAACCAACTGATCAACAGACAAAAGGACTAAAGATGAAACTCTCAGAAATTGCAAAAAAACCCCGCCTTATTGAAGTCACCATCAACGATGAAGACATTGTTGCGGAATTTGGTGAAGCACTCACATTCTGGACCTGGGACCGCCAGCCTATGGATGTGTTCTTGAAACTGGCTGCCATTGATCAAAGCAACACAGCCTCAGTGATTGAAGCCGTGCGTGAATTGATTCTCAATGAAGATGGAAGCCAAGTGCTCACAGGCGAAGAAAGCCTACCTACCAAGGTTCTGATGCGTGTGATCGTCAGCGTGGTGGAAAGCCTGGGAAAGTAATAAACGCCCAGTTAGATCCTGACAGTGAGGACCTGCGGCGTTGTTTAGTTTTAGACAACCTGGCCACGCGATATCATTTGCTGCCAAGCCAAGTGTTAGCCACGGCTGACACCCTGGATTTTATGGTGATGGATGTTGTGCTGGCCTACAACCGTTATGAACAAGACAAGGCTGACAACAAACGCAAAGGGCTGCCGCCCACCGCACCCAATATACCACTAAATACCCTACAAGAAATGGTTAGAAGGGTCAAAAAAAGATGAAGAGCACCTTGACAGTCAAGAACAACTTGACACCCAGCCTAAAGCGAATACAAAAGGAACTGAGTCAAGTTCCTGGCAAGGCTTACAAATACTGGGAATCACAGACGCCTGTGCGTAGCGGCAACGCACGGCGTAATACCAGCCTTCAAGGTGACACAATCAAAGCCACGTACCCGTACGCCACAAGACTGAATGAAGGTTCAAGCAAGCAAGCACCCAAAGGTATGAGCGAGCCCACTGACAGATTTATTGCAGCCTTGATCAAAAGGATTATGAGGAAATAAAATGGCCAATGACATCACGTACAAGATAGGTGCTGAAGAAACCGTAAGCCCTGCACTAAACAGAATACAGGCCAGTGTGGCCAAGACCAGTGCAGTATTCAGTCGCCTGCAAGGTGCCATTGCTGGCATTGCGTTTGGTGCTGCCATACAAAGTGCCTTGAGTTATGCAGATGCCATTGCAGACATCAGCGACGCTACAGAAATAGGCATTGCCAATGTGCTGGGCTTTGGAAACGCAGTAAGCCAGTTAGGCGGCAACAGCGAAAAAGCACAAAGTGCCATAGCCAAGTTTGGTCTCACACTGGGCGATGCACTCAATGGCAGCCTCAACGCACAAAATAGTTTCCACGACCTTGGTATCACTCTAAATGATCTTGCCAGGTTAGACTCACAAGGCCTATTTGATCTCACACTCAAGCGTCTAAGCGAACTTGACGATGTGACCAAACGCAACAGAATCAGCAGTGAGTTGTTTGGCAAAACACTTCGTGGTGTTGATCTAAAAAGTCTGTACGACCAATACGGCCGTCTAACTGAAGCAGGCAGAAAATACGCTGAGGACATCAAGCGTGGTGCTGAACTGCAAGACAAACTTGGAATGGCATTTAGTAAATTCAAATTGGAAGTACTAAAGGCCTTGGCACCCTTGATAGAGTTTGTGAATGCACTCAAGCCTGAACAGATAGAAGCATTTGTGGCTGCTGTGGTCAAGATTGGCGGTGCCGCTGTGGCAATCACGTCTCTGGTCACAGCATTCAAGGCCATCAGCGGTGTGTTGGGTTATGCCATTGCCGCTGGTGCTGGCTTTTATGCAAGTTTCAAGATTGGTCTGTCAGGAGTTGCTGCCGCTGCCACAAGTCTGGGCAAAACTTTTACCATATTCACGTCGCAGATGGGTTATGCCTGGAAGGCATTGACAGCCGCAATGAGCACAGGCAGCATTGGTGCTGTGTTCAAAAGCCTAAGCACAACTGTTGAGATACTTGCTACCAAGAGACTACCTCACCTGACCTTGGGAATTGGTGCTGCCGTCCTGGGCTTTTCTCGTATGATTCCCCTGGTTGGAGCAGTAGTAAGTGCTCTACTGCTGGTGAATGAAGGTATCAAATTGGCCTTTAACATTGATCCTATTGACTTGTTCTTGACCAAGGTAGCAGATGCGTATTATGCATTCAAAGAGTTCATTGGCCTGCAAGGCAGACAACCCAAAGCACCAGAACCTGGCAAAAGCACAGCAGGTGCTGGTCGTGGTGATGGCAAATTACAATTAGAGGCTGAGAAGAAGCGAGCAGAACTGGCGGAGAGAGAAGCAGCCAATCTAAAGGAGTTGCAAAAGGGTCTTGACGTTAAACGACAGACCATTCGTCAGACCACACAAGACTTCAAAGAACAACTGGATAGTCAGATTGCTCAGATTCGTCTGCAAGGCAATCTCATTGGCAAGAGTGAAACACAACGAGAAATAATGACTGCTGTGGCCAGCATAACCAAAGAAGCCGCAGACAAGACAGCAGACTTGCAAAAAGAAATGTCCAAGTTGCAAGGTGTTGAGAAAGATCAACTCACACCAACTTATATGGCACAGATTGCTGCCATTGAAATACTTAGAAAAGCCAAGAGTCTTGAAGTTGAAGAAGCCATCAGAGGTAGTGCTCTGAAAAAGGCAGCGTACGAGTTAGAGTTATACGGCATAAAAGAACAACAGCAGGCATTTGATGACCTTGCAAGAATACAAAAAGACCTTGCACAGATTGGTCTTGGTGATCAAGCCAAACAGCAAATGGATATTGCATTTGCCGCTGATGAACGAGCAAGAGCAGAAATCCGTAGTCTGGAAGCCAGTCGTGGAGTCAAACTCTCTGAAGAAGAAAAGAACAAGATCTTTGAGATTTCAAAGAGCCAATTGTCAGCAGTCACAGATGCTACCAACCAGTTGGCAGATGCCAGAGAAAAGTTTGCCAAGACTGAAAACATACGATTGTTTGGTCTCAAGAGTGAATACGACCTGCAAGACAAACTGCTGGCCATACAAAGAGAAACAGCAGATGTTGGATTGCTGGGTATTGAAAAAGCCTATCGTGACATTACCCGTGCCGCAGATGATTCAGCCAAGGCTGCTATCCGTGCAGAAGAAGATCGTCGCAGTGCCATTGCAGGCACAAAACAGGTCCTGGACGATTCAGAAAAACAGGACTACTACAACAAAGCCAGGAAAGGCACAGAAGAACTGGTCAAGGCACAGAAGAAACTGTACGACAGTTCAAGAACATTCAGCACAGGATGGAACAGTGCATTCAAGCGATACATTGAAGATGCTACCAATGCTGCCAAAACAGGCGAAAGAATGTTTGAGAAATTCACGTCTGGCATTGAAGATCTCATTGTGGATTTTGCCAAGACAGGCAAGTTTGAATGGAAGAGTTTTGTTGATTCAATGCTGGAAGAACTACTTCGCAGTCAGATCAAACAAACAATGGCCAGTATTATGCAAATGCCAAACCCATTCTCAAGTTCAGGTGGCAGCATCAGTGACTTGTTTGGTGGCATATTTGGAGCCTTAGGTGGCGGTGGCGAAATTGGGTCCAGTGCCAACAACCCAATGTACGTGATGGACATATCAGGAGGTGGCGGTGGTGGTGTTGGTAGCATATTTGGCGGTGTGCAACCACACAAGGACCAGCAACAGGGTGGTGGCATAATGGGCACCATTGGCAACATATTTGGTGGCGTCAAAGACGCTGTGGGCAGTGTGTTTGGTGGTATAGGTGATGCAGTAGGTGGCATAGCCAAGAGCATTGGCGGCTTGTTTGGCGGTGGTGCATCAGCACCCAGCACTTCAAGCGGTGGAGGCTTTGGCGGTGGTATT